GATGTTGCTGTTATTTTTGTTGCTGTTATTGACATTTTATATTTTTATTATTTATTATGGATATACTCTAACTTCTAATGTTGTATATTGTAAAATTCCGTTTGCATAAGAACCAGCGCCATTGTGAGTTGAGATGCTAATCTCATCAAACAATCCAGTTTGAATGCTTGTATCATAAGTATTTACCGTTACGGCACTATTCCCTGCTTGTAGTTTTATGTTTTGAATAAAAGCAACTGTCTTGTTTTCTGTAAGTATATTTGAAGCAAACCTTCCTTGATACCTACCAACACCTTCATTATAAAAATCATAATGCCAAGTAGGATCTTCTCCTAATGTATTTTTAATTACAGTTACAGTTGGAGGATTAGTACCTGTTTGTGTAAGTAATGCAAGATAATAATCATATTCAAATCCAGTATCAGAATTTATAATTGTTTCTAATTCTTCAATATAATCCAATAAATCATTATAATTTTTAGAAACAACAGGTAAGGCATCTGCTGAATTTTTACCAGCCAGAACTCTACCAGCTTTAATTTTTAAATCTTTTAATGTTCTTGCCATTATTCTTTAATTATACTTTGATCTACTTGAAACTTTTGTGTCTGGTCTGTTAATCTTAAACAGTAGTTAATTGTTGCATCTAATAGTTCTCTATGAAAAGCATCTGATAATTCTGATACTTGAGATGTTAAAGAACTTGTTAAAACAATTGGTTGAGGTTTTCTAACATATCCAACATCATATCTTGTTATAGTAAATGTTCCATCTGTTATTAATAAATGTTTTCTACCCTCTGTTCTTACTCTTAATACTTTTCCCTCATTAGCCTTAATATAAGGCTTTCTAAATGGATCTTTTTGTGCTATTATTAGTTCTCCATGAGTAGTATCATTAACTTTTGGATGAACATATACTGTTGTGTTATCTGGTATTGTACAATCTAATACATTTGAAATAACATCTTCATAAATTGTAAACCAATATACATCTGAAAAATCTGTTGGACCAACAGAAATTAATGTGTTTGGTAATACTATTTCAACTGAGTTTTGAAAAAATCCTGGAGAAAAAGTTGAATAGGTTTTGTATTTAACCAATTCTCCAAGATCTTGTATTCTTTTTTCTGTTTCTTCAAATCCCTCTTGTGTTCTATTACTTTTAGGACTGTATTTAGTAACAACTAAATCTTCTTGAACTTTACTAGCAATTATAGACAATTCAGTTGGAGAGAATCCTGGAGCTGATAAATCAGCAACCTCATCATATTGAACTAAAAAATTATCTATGAATTGTTGTCTTGTCATTATTTAGATGCTTCTACTTGTGCTTTAATTTTTAATACAATTGGCTGATGTTTAGGATCTTTTAAGTATTCAATCATCTCACCAATATTATCAGCAGTATTATTTTCTTCAATAGCTACTCCTGGTAATTTGTAACCATTTTTTCCACTTCTAATTAAAGCTCCTACTTGAACAGCTTTTGTTATAAGTACTCTTGTTTTGAAATCTGAATCTTCAACTATTGCTAAAAATTCATCAAGAGGTGAAAACTGACTACCATTTTTCTTTTTGTCATCTTCAATCAATTTAGTTAATTCAGCTTCTAACCAATCTGATTTTGCATCTTTAGGAATACTTTTACCATAAACCTCAAGTACATCAATCATACTTTCTACTGAACCACTAATCTTTCCAAATGCAACCCAAGCTCTTTTAGTTTTATTTGCTTTCTTATTAATCTCAGCAACCTCATAATCTGGTTCCAATAAAGCAAATTTATACTCTCCACTTTCAAATCTATCTTTCCAAGATGGTGCAATTTGTGGCATTACTTTTAGAATTCTCCATTTGATATTATCCAATGGATCTGCTAAATTTAATTTCAATCCTTCTTTGGTTAATTTATATCTAAAGTTAACCCAGAATTCATTATTTGTATTAAAGAAATCCAGATCACCTGGTTTCTTATTTAATTTCTTTTCAAAAAATCTTTGTTCTGGTTCAGTTAAAATTGGAATCAATTGTCCTGAACTTTTACTTCTTGGTAAATTAGCAGTTACCTCTGCACCAGTATAAATGGATGAACCATCTTTATCTTCTGATATATAAGAGTTTCCTCTTACAATTGGCTTTACTTCAATTATTTTGTTTACTAAAATATCTTGTTCTTTAAGCTCTTTACTTTCAATCATTTTTATTTGTTTTTAGTTTCTATCAGTCAATTAACCGTTTAATTAGACTACAACTATAAGTAAATCTTACTCCAAACCAATTTAGATTTGGAGTAAGATTAATTTGTATTATACAAAGTTAGGTAGGATTCTAGCTATTTTTGTAGGGTTGTTTACTTTGATACCACTTATATGCATGCATCCCAATTGGTATCCATCTTTTAAGTTAGCAGCTTGTGTTGGTGAACCTTCGGTTCCTCTAGGAGCAAAAGCAGATCTTAAACCATTAACATAAGCGTAGGTATCATTTTCTTCACCTGCAACTTGTACTCTTTCAATATTTGGTTTTCCTTTAGTAGTTCCAATATCCATAATCAACATTTCATAAGATGATACTAGACCACCATCAGGATGTTGAGTTGTGTTTAATGTTGGATCATCCAAGAAAGGAAGTTTCATTAATGTTACTTCGATTCCATTTAACATACCAATTGATGTAAATTGACCACCAAAACGTAAGTTGTTTCCAGAACCAGTTACACGATTACCTGCGTTGTTAGCAGAGAATGGCATACCTTTAGCTTCTACAAGTTTATGGAATCTAACCCATCCGTACTCACCTGTTCCAATAACAAATTTACGTTGATCTTGAGGTAATTTACCTACTGACAATGATAACAAAATATCTTGTAATTGATCAAGTGTATAGTTATTCAAGTAGTGAATATTTGATGGAGAGATTTGTTGGTACAAACCAGCACCCATTTTAATTTCATAACCTGATTCACCTTTATTTGAATAAGTGTTTTGAGCTGTTTTATTATGGATAGCGTACATACCTAAGTATGCTTTTTGGCGTTTAAATTGAGAACGGAAATCCCAATCCAATTTACCCAACCAAGTTTTCATTTGTTTAGGTTTGTTATTTTCATCTTTTACCATGAATGCACAACCCATTGCACTATCTTCTCCTTTTCTAATCATGTTACCAGGAACTTCAACATTCATACGAATAGAAGAACATCTGTTATACATTTTGAAATAAGAATTATGTTGAACAGTACCACCTCTTTGAGAAAGTGTTTGTTCTACTGGAGAATACAATTTAGCAAAACGCTTACCTGCAACTAATTCTGTAGCTGGTACGAATAATGTTGGATCTCCTGTTAACAATTCTACTTCATATTTCCAATTAGTTCCAACTGGTTTTACATCAATTACTCTCAATTGATAAACTTCTTTTGAATCAGTAGCGATAGCATCTGTAACTTCAAACATTCTAACTGGGAATTCCATATAGAAAGAAGTGTGGTTAATACCTGGTTTTGCAGGTGTGTTACCAGAAGCATCATAATAAGTTACCAAAGGGTAATTCTTAATGTCTGGACCAGCTAAAAGCCATTCAAATTCAGTATCATCTTTAATTGTGAATACTGGGAAATTTTGCATGAAACGGTCAAAATCTAATCCTAGATTTTCTTCCATGATTGAATCAATGATTGGGCTTACCAATTCACGATTTTGCATACCCATGTAACCCAAGTGATTTTCAGTTGTTAATCCTGACCATTGAACTGCATCGGTAAGTTGATACGGTGATATTCTTTGCATTTGTTTTTAATTTTATTGTTAATTATTGATTTTTTAATTTTATTTTTTATTCTGTGGTAAAGCTAAATATTCTAAAACAGATTTTTTACCAGTAGTACTAATGTTATTTTTTCCTTTAGGAGCACCAATTTCTAATGCTTTTCCTAATTCTTTAGTTACTTTGGTAGAAGCAGTATTAGTTATTTTACTAAAATCTGTTAATCCCTTTGTTATTACCATTAAGTAGTTTAACTTAATATCAAACTCATAAGGATTTTCATTTCTAATACTATTTATATAACTTACCGGATTACCGTTACCATCAATTCCAATTGGATTAATTACTTTTTTAAGCACATCCTCTTGAATCTTATCGTCAATTTTTAATCCTGGTATTACTTCTTTTGTAGATTTAGCAATTTTTTCGTAAGTTTGAATAGCTTTTTTATTAGCTTCCTTACGTTCATCCTGCTCCTTCTTAGTTTCTCTTCTTATTGTTTCTTCAGCTTCAGCTTCTAAAGATTTAAGTTCTTTTAGAACATCTTTAGCTTCGTCTTTTAATTCATCTAATTCAACAAGTCTTTTAACTTCTTTCTCAATTTTAGAGTCAGAGTATTTAGTTGTTTTTCTTAGATATTCTGAATAAACTGCTTTTTGAGTTTCTTCTGATTCTTCTATCTTTTCATCAGTGATATTTGCATATCTAATTTGATTAGATTTGATATTAAGTAATTCTGTTAAAGGAACTCCTTCTTCCCAGTTATCAGCTAATAATTTAATCATTGAAGGAAGTTGAGATTTATAATCATCAACCATTTCTAAACCAACTCTGATTTCTCTCTTTTTAAAAGCTTCTATAAGATTTTCTTGACTTCCATCAAAATCTTCTCCTAGTTCATCATCAGTTAATAATTCATTCTCTTTAAAGAACTCTCCCCATTTTTTAATGGTTTCTTCTTGAGTAGATTCTTTAGTTGAATTTTCAATAGTTTCATCTATTTCTTCTTCCTCTTCTTCATCATTCTCAATAGTAATTAATTCTTTTTTAGAATTAACTTCTTTAGTTTTATCATCTTTTTTAGATTCTACAGATTCAGATTTATCATCTTTATCTTCATCTAATTTTTCAACCTCTTCATTTAAATCAATAAATTCTGGTTGGTCTAGGATTATATCATCTAACCCTTTAAATGTTTCTTTACTCATTATTTACTTTTTAAGTGATACAAAGGTACTACGACATTTTATAATATACAAGTACTTGAAAATTATTTTTATTGTTAACTATAGCTTTTTCTAAATTATTTTTTAACTTTTGGCTTAGATTTTGCTATTCTTTCTTTTGATGCAATCTCTTTCTCTTTCATTTTGAGTTGTCTTTCTTGCATCTTCTCTTGTGATTTATTTTGAATTTCAATTGCTTTAATCTTCTTATCTTCTAATCTAGACTTCTCCTTAGTTTCCTTTTCCTTCATGTCTAACTCTCTAGTCTTAGTTTCTTTTTCAAACATTAATTTCTGTTGTTTCTCAAAACTTTCAGAAGCTAGTTTTTGATTTTGTAAAGCAAGTTTACCTTGTTCTATAACATCCGGAATCATATTATCATTTACATCAGTATCTTCAGCAAATCCTAATGCATTTATTTGTGCAACATCAATTGCTCTCTGATAATCTGTATCAATTTTATATCTTTCTAATTCTCTATCAGCTTCATTATCAGCAAGTAACTCTTGATGTTGTTGAGCCAACATTTCCATTTGAGCTTTTTGAGCTTCTTGATCAGCTTTAATATTTTCTTGTTCCATCTGTTGTTTCTCTCTAACAGACTTCTCTATCTTACGTTTAATAGATGCAGTTGAATCAGTAGAGAAAATATCCATCATTTGAATTAAATCAACCTGACCGGTTTGTAAAGCTATCTTAACAGCTTCTTGTAAAGTAGTAATAGTTCTTGCATCATTTGTAGCATCACCAACTAAAATACCATAATCTGCCTCATTAATTAATTCACCATCAACTTCAAATATTTTTGAAGTCATTTCAGATGTAACATATTGAAGAGATTCTTTTTTCTCTCTTAAACAATATTTTGCAACTTCTAATAAAGCTCTTAATGTTCTTAGTTTAACATTATCATGAATTGTAAAATAAGACTCTGTAATATTAGCAGATGCTTCTTGTGCTTCTCTAGTTACTTGTAAACCAGCATCAGCACTTAACATTCCTTGTCTTTGACCATTAATACCAATTATCTTATCTAATTGAGCTTCAAGGTATTGCATCATCAACATATTTTGTTGAATAAACTGACCTTGCTCCATATTGATAACATCACCAGTGGTTCCACCAGAGCCTGCTAATTTTCCTTGAGCAGCACCTTTTTTACCCTCTTTAAAAGAGTCAATTACAGCCCAACCCATGTTTGTTGCAAAATGCATCCACATGTCTATATCCCAATCATCTGGTATTAAAGCTAAATCTAATTTACCAATCTTACCCATAGCTTTAATCATAGCTTGTTCTGTTCTCCAGAAATAAGCATCATATTTAATACTATAGTCTTTCATTATGTCAAAAATACAAGTTTCTAACTTTGTACCAACATAACCTAATGAACAGTAAGAAGGATCATCTAATTTTCTAAATTGAACACTTCTAGGTTTACCTTTAATAAAAATATCTTCACCAATTCTGGTTACCTCCCAAGCTTCATTAACCCATAGCCATTTAACGTCTTCTCCAAGTGTTTCATCTATTTTGTAGTTCTCATCTACAAATTTAGTTTGAGCATCTCCAGCATCATCAAAAAAGGTAACTTCACCTACTTTTCTTAATGACTTCCATCTTGTATGAACAATTCTAATATTTCCTTCAGAATCATAATATCCATCAAAATTAGAATTAGCAATCATTAAATCACCGGTTTCTTGATTTGGTATAAAGAATCCAGTAGTTTCGTCTTTTTTATAATATTGATTTAATGTAAAATCTTGATATTCAGTTCTTTCTGACTGTCTTTGTTCTAATTCATTTATTTGATCAGGTCTTAAATAATCATAGTAATAATCAATTACTTGACCTAATGGAACATAATAGCATCTAACAACAGCATCTGAATCATCAATATATCTTTGCTCTGGACCTTTTAACCAATACATTGTTTGAGAATCACAAGCTTCAACTTTTGGTCTTCCATTGTGTTCATCAATAGACATAATTTCTTCACCGGATAATATACCATATTCCCAGGCTTTTGAAAATTCTGTTTTTAAATCTAAATATTGATAATAGTGATGAAGTAATTGGTCAGCTGTTAATTCTCTAATCTCTTGCCAATCGTAGTTTAAGTATTCACTTAATTTAGCAAGTTTCTTTTGTGCTTCTTCTTCATTAAAAGAAGTAGCATTTATTTGTTCAGCTATAAACTGAAAATATTGGTCTTTCTTTTGTTCTTCTTTTTGAGATACTGCATCTCTATTAGAAACAAAAACCTTCCATTCAAATCTTCTTTTAATTTCTTCACCTTTAAGAGTTTGAACTTTTGGATTCTCAATCTTATAATGTTTAAAATCTAAAGGAACTTTGAAGTCTTTTAAATTATAAGGGTTACAAATTTTTCCTACTTCTAGTGGATCCAAGATTCCATAATAATACATGTCAGAGTTTCTCTTCATGTTTATCTTATCAGATTCAGCATAAGTATTCTTATTGATTAATCTGTTTTCCCAGTATAGTGCATTTTCTTTACACCAGTCTGCTGATTTCAAACTAGTTGCAATCTTCTGTCTTGGAACAGTAGATGGTATATTAAGATTTTCTTTTGATGTAAATTCCATGTTAGTATAAGCTAATTAGCAAAGATACTATAAGTAATTGGTTATTTGATTATTTTATATAAATTTTGATTTTTCCTGTATAGCTAATCTTCTATTAGGTTTCCAAACTTTTCTTCAAAAGCTTCTTTTCCTATTAATGCTACATCATATGTATGTAAATCTGAGTCTTCAATTATTTTAGGTTCTGTACCACCTTTACTTGAATCCCAAATAACTATTCCACCATTTTTCATTATGTTAAATAATTGATCAATATTCACATCTTCTGGTACTGATACAATATCATATATTACTTTTAACTTATTCCCTATATTATCCATTACTTAAATATTAATGTTGTATTGTTTTTCATTTTCCCAATCTTCTGTAGTTCCTTTTAAAAAAGTCATCTTGAGCTAATGACTTATGATTTTTAACTGATTCTTCATTATATTTTTCTCTTTCATGAAGAGCTAACATTAACATTGATAAAGCTGAAACCCTATCAAAGTTACCATCAATTGTCCATACTACCATCTCTTTAATAGCTGGTAAACATCTAAATCTGTGTAGTTGAATTTCTTCTGGTTTATCCGGATTATTAGTTGACTCTGTGCACCATTTAGCTAATAAACCTCTGGCAAATTTATTTATCTCTTTACTAGGTGGAGTTCCTCTTCTTCTTCTACCAGTATTATTTCTAACTGTTGTGTCTTCTAGAGTTTCTCTAACGATCCTTGGTTCATCCATTAAAAGCCATCCACAATTCTTATTATCCATATAATCAAATATACCCTTATTGGCATTCTCTACATTTGCTTTAGCATTGAAATATAAAAGTAATCTTCTTACATTCTCATAGAACTCTTCAGAAGTTTTAGGTCTTCCTGTATATTCAGCTACAATTCTTCTGGTCCATAAATCACCTATAAAACAACTACCTAAAGATGTTGTTGTAGATTCATCAAAATCATAACTATCTATACCGGCAACATATCTATTTTCAAAAACCTCTCCATTACCATCTTTAGCTGGATGAGAATATAATACTATTCCTCCATAAAGATTTTTATTATCCTTTACATTTCTATCATACAAAGGTCTTACAGTTGGATCATACTCAAATTTATATTTCTGAGTTTCTTTATCTAAATGAAATTTTCCAATGAAATCAGCTTCTTTATATTGATGTGGTTTAGATACAATCTCAGCTTCCTGTTTTTTTAATTCATCAATAGGGAATTGAGTACCAGAAATCCTCATCATCATCTCTCTAGGATTTAGAGGTAACTCAGCTTTCTTTCTAGTTAATGCATGTGGATCATTTCCTTGAGCTGTTAATTTTCTACTAGCTTCAATAATTCTTCTCGCTTTTTCTCTATCAGAATTACCATCCTTATCCATAGCTCCAGAAAAATTCTGGTCTACTGGAAAGAAGAATCCACACTCTGTATCAACCATTCCCTCATCCCACTCATTCTTTACAGATCTAATATTATAAGCTTTAGGATTTAAAAATAATTCTTCAAATCCTTCAAAATTAGCTCCTTCCTCACCACCTGTTCCAATAGCTAGGATTAATCCAAACACCAATTGACCATCTTCCATTGATGGTCTTAACATACCCCAACCTTTATTTAAATTAGGATACAATCCACCTTCTTCAAGAATAATTAATTTACCACGTTTACCACGAAGTTTACCAATACTATCTCCAGTTGTTACTCCAATGATTTCAGAGTTAAAACTTTTAGGATGAACAGTATCAATACCAAATTCATTCTTAATTTTTGTAGATGATTTTCTATGTAACTCAGAATTGTTTTCATGTCTACGTTTACCCCAAGGAGTATGAGCATCCACAAAATCCATTAATTCCCAAGCCTTAGATATAATACCATCTTTTAAAAGGTATTCTTCTTTTGCAGCAAAACAATAGGATTTAGATTTCTTAAAGTGGTGGTAATTTCTTACACACATACTTGCAGACTTTAAAGACTTTCCTTTACCACGGGATCCACCTAGGATACCATGTTCTCCATTCTTTTCAGCATCTTCAATGTACCAGAAAAATTTATAATCTCCATCCCAAAAGTCTGGAAAACCTAATACACGTTCTGCTTGAACTAATGCATTCTCATCTTCTTTTACTTCACTAGATACAGCTTGAGCTTTTAATATTGGACTGAAATTCAAATAGTTATAATGGTATCCTGTAATTTTAACACCTTCAACTTCATAACCATATTTACATCTTCTTCTCTCTTCGGTCCAAAAATCTTTATATGCTTTGGACCCTGGAATTAAATTTGTATATCTTCCATTAAGTTTAAAGAAATTTGCAGTTTCTTGGAATAAATGTGTATTTTTAAACATAATTAATCTTCTTCAAATTCAAACATACCTCCGGTTCCTCCACCTCTTTGGGTTCCACCATTAGATTGTTCTTTTTTAACAGCTTCCATTAGTTTATCCAAAGTATCTTTTATTCCGGAACAATCTCTTAACATTTTAGTTATATCAGTTCCTTTGTAAACAGCATTACCTTTAGCATCTCTTTCAGAATAATCTATATTCATGAAATAGTTTTCTGTTTCCTGCATAGCATGTCTAGCAGCTTTTAAGAAATTCATTGTGGGAGTTATCTGTAAATCATCATATTTCTGCATAGCAGTTAATACTAATTGATCAGGTTGATATTTTCCATCTCCCATAAAATCTTCTCCTAATCTCTCATCTCTAACATCTTTAGTATAAGATAGATAGTTAGATTGAAAATCTGTTGAGAAATAAACATAAGCTATCTCTTTTAAAGCTTTAGATTTATCCTTTGACTTATCTCTATCAAATAGAGTTTTTATTTCAGGTATAAGTAAAGCTTCTGGAGTAACTAATGGTTGATAATTTTCTAATGTAAATAACTTCATTAATCTATTTGTATTTCTTTAAATGCAACATTGTATAATTGTTCTCCTTTAAAAGGATTACTAATTACTTTCTTTTCAGAGCTTAATAATATAAAATGAAATGTAAAATATTTATTTTTATATCTTAATTCTATTGATACAAATCCGTTACTCTTTTCAATCTTATCACCTATCTCTTCAATCATGTTAGGAGTAAAGTAATCTTCATTGAATTGAATAAATCTTTCTAAGAATAAGTTTGGACAGATTATTAGAATTTGTTCATTTTCTAGAGTTAATCTGGACAGTATCTTTTGTATATTTGTATGTTCTTCTGCTTGAAGAATTAAATCTATATTATTGTTTTTTATTTTTAACATTTAAAAGTTTTTCAGTTTTATTGAATAGTGCTCCAATTAAATAAGCATAGGCTTCATTATCTCCACCTTTAACAAAGTTTACTCCTTTGTATTCTAATATATCTTGAGTTAGATGAAATAGTTCGTGTACTAATGTTTCTTCAAGATTTCTTCTCTTTTTGATAATTACAACAAAATGATGTTGACCTTTTATATTCTCAGATATTTGTAATCCATGTACATAATGCCAACCTCTATATTCTCTTGTGTCAAATCCTTTTTCTTTTAAATGCTTAATTACTTCTCTCCAGGTATTTTTAAATACAATAAATGTTACCTTACTTCCATAGACCGGAACATTAAATTCTACTACATCAAATACCTTGTCTACCATTTCCCTTTAACACATTTTTTTCTAGACTGTCTAGTTAACCAAGCTAAACTACATCCACAACCACCTTTATTTTTATCACACTTTTTTTTTCCATCTGATAATACAGGACATTGAAGGCAAGTTTCATATCTCTTTTTAGCTAGTTCTTCCACCTTAGGATCAGCAACACCAAGATTACTCTTGGTATTGTTGATAAATCCTTCAGCTATTCCTTTAAAATCAATATTACTCATTACAAATGTTTTCCTAAAACTTCGTATTCCCCTAATTGTAGATAGAATTTTCCATCTATTTTAATTGATGTTGCTTGACATCCCGGAGAAAAGATTACCTTATCTCCTACAGCACAAAAACTTACTTCTGGACCAACAGCTACTATTTCAAAAGATCCTTGCTCCTCGCTCATTTTATTAGCTAAATTGGCAGACTTACTAGTTCCTCCAATCTCCATTAAATCTTTATCAGATAATTCATTAAGAGAAATCAAACCATTGGCTTTCATTCTAGCATAATCTTCATTATCTTTTTCTGTATCAGCAACTACAATATATCTTTGTGCCGGTTGCCATTTAATTGTTGTTAATTTTACTTCTTTTCTTGCGTGAGGTTCCATTTCCAATTATCCAATTCTGTATATAATTTATTTTTATCTTCTTCTTCTGCAAAGGTAAAGGTTGTTACTATACCATCTGCCACTATATCTATTTTCTGTACATTATAAGGTTCCCCTGTTTTCCTTTTATATTCAGTTTCAATATATTTACTTATTGAACTAATAGCATCTTTTGCTATAGATCCTTCTTCATCACAATAGTTGTCAGCAGTCTTTATTTCTCCAGGTTCATCATCATGCATAAACTGGATTACTACTTCTGAAGTGAATTTTCTAAAGAAAACTAATCTATCTCTATATAAACATATCTTAGTCTTTTTTCCTTCTTTTAGTTCTCCTTCAGGACCCCTGTATGGGAGGAATTTGATTTCTGTTGGTGTCATTTAATTCTTTCTTCAATTGTTTTTCTTTTAATCTTTCTCTTTTTTCTGTATAATCTATTCTAGACAGTTTAGTTTTACTAGGAATATATTTTCCCCAATTAGGTAATTTTATAATTGGAAATTCTAAACTATTTATCTCTGTTCTAAGTTTTTTGAATTGAGAATTAAATACCTCCTCAACTACATGAGCAGGTAAATTATATTTCTTTCCAATTTCTTTAAACAGTTCCTCTATCTTCTTTTGAGCCATATATATCTTTATTGTAAATAAAGTATCTTAAATCTGTTGTTAATTCCTTAACATCAAACTCATAATCTTCCTCATATTCAGGATGTTTCTCTAAAAATGGTTTATTAGTAGATTTTAAAGATTCTAATTTTTCTCTAGCAGCTAGTATTCCACCAACCTCTTCTGAGTTAGAAAATTCTTCTTCTTTATAGAATATACACTTACTTTTCTCCATTTGTTATTAATGTTGCATCAATTTTATTATCTATACAGAAATCATATAAAGCTTTGTTTAGCTTATCTCCTTCTGTCATTGGTATGATCAATGTAGTTTTATCTGTTGTATTTATGAATAATACATCTTTTAAATCTATATAATCTTTTACCGGTAATGTTCCTTCTGTTGAATTATCCATTATTCTTTTATTTCTAATTTAAATGTTAATTCTATTTTATTATCTTTAATTGGTACTCTAACTTTTAGGGAATTTCCTTCGATCATACCCTTTTTTCTTAACTTTGTCAACACATTATTAAAAGATTGAGTTGAGATATTATAAACCTCTTCTCTAATCTTCTGTCTGGTTGTCTTATGAAATAAGATCTTATCTCTTTTTTCTTTATCTAAATGTTTATACAAGTTATCTATATATAATAGTTTCTCTAAAATATCTATTTCTATGTTAGTTAATCTCTTCTCAGAACTTAATACTCCATTGATTATGGTTAAGTACTGTTTGAAAATTAATTCCTCACTTGTATTTATTGGTATTACTTTTGACATTTAAGCTTATTCTACAATTTCAATATTATCATCTGCTAATACATAGGAACCACTTGGTCCAACCTCTTCTAAGAACTTAAAAGTTAGTTTAACTGGAATAACAAATTCTGAATCCTCATTGAAGAAGTTTTCATCTGTCAAAGGATTTCTTTCTAAGTCAACTTGAATCGTGTCTAATGGTTTATCAAGAGTCTTTTTTAACTCAAGGACTTTTCCATATGCCAAGTTTAATTCTTCTACTGTAATTTTCATGGTACAAAGGTAAAACTAATATTTGAGAAAAACAAGTTTTATTAGCTTTAAATTTATTAATTTAATATAACTTCTTGATTTTCAGTTTGTTTAATTTTAGATTGTTCTAAATATGATATTGCACTTTTTAAATTATCTATATTATCTTTAAATTTACCAATACCATGATTACAATGAGCACAAAGTAATCCTCTTATTGAACCAGTTAAATGATCATGATCTACTGAAAGAGTTTCATTTAATTCATTTTCAGATTTTTTACATATAGCACAACTATTATTTTGAATAAAAAGTAATTCATTATATTTATCTAAATCTATTCCGTAAACAGACAATAGATATGTGGTTTTTTTATATTCTTTTGTTCCTGGACTATATTTATATTTTTGACTCTTCCTACCATTTAATATAGAGTCCATATTCCATTTAGTAGTTTTATTATTGTGATAATATTTTAAAGATTTTATTCTTTCACATTCTTTACAATAAGAACCATATCCATCTTTAGATAATTTATTTTTATAAAAAAAGCTAAATTCTTTTATGTATTTACAACTACAACAAATTTTATCCATTATTAATTTCAATTATAAGCAAGAAAAATCTTACTTTTTTTCTAAACATTCCTTTAAAATCTTTTTATAGTCTGTTTTTGTTATAAGTTTCATCTCAATTAGGACATCTAAAGCTTTTACTCTAGCTTCAGCTGACATCTTTTTATACATAGCAATTAATTGAGGAAACTTCTCCTTTTTAGATTTCTCCATGTCTTTTTGTTTCTATATTAAAAGTAGCTTTGAAGATCTGGGTTATATTATCATAAGTATTCATTTCCCCATCATCCATCTTAAAACTTCTAGCTTCAAGCTTCTGATAAAAATCCAATATCTTAGCTTGGAGTAATTGATTTTCTGTGAGGATCTGTTCATTGTGAAATCTTATAAAATCTTCTAAACTTTTTGCAGTTTTATATGCAAAACCAGTAATTGTTACTTCTAATTCTTTATTATTATCCATTTTGTTTAAATTTTAAGGGTGGGTCATATTTATAGCTTTTCTTAATTTTAAGACAATATAACCCCTATACAGATTATTCTGCTTGATCAATTAATTTACTGTTTATATACAAGTGTATTTAGCCTATCCACCTCATCAAAGCCTTTGGGTAAGTATTTCTACTTTGTTAATCTTATAACCCTCAGTGGCAAGTATTTTATATCAGTAAATCATTTTTTGTAACTATTGGGGACATCTCTTTTCATCTCTAGGATTACTCATACAACCCAACTTCTAGAATTCTTGTTAGAATCCGATTCCTGGTCTAAGGAAATTACAATACAAAGGTAAAACTTAATTTTGAAACTTCCAAATTATTTGGGTATTATTTTTCTTGTTAGCAGCTAAGTAGTTGATTATCAGTTTAATTATTTTTTAGAGGGATCCGGATTATAAGGTTAAAAGCTGATAATTGATCATTATAAGGTCTAGGTGTTTTTGAAAAAAAAATTTTTATATTTTTTAGAAAGTTGTGTGTGATATAAGATAGTTAGAGCACCCATATTTAACACCCCCATCACGTTTTAGGGAGAGTAACATACCCTCCTCTAAATTCTCCAATGGAGAAAGACTTACAAGTGACTTTGTCACACTTGTATTTTATCGAAGACACTTGCCCTTGTGAGGCAAGTAAAACATGCAAAATTAGGTATTCTCCACCTATTCACAGTAAGGAGATATATTTGTCTTGAAATCCAAAGACAGAAAGAAATTTTGACCCTTGAACAAGGTTTGGTTAAACTCTATGCCAACATTTGGATTTATCCTTATGAGACATAAGAACGGCAAACTTGGAAATCCCAAGGAGTAAACTCTCAAACGGAGTTGAAGCGGTTGCGATTCTTAGGAGCTGGAATGTACGCCAGTGATAGAGTTTATAAATATGTAATTATTAACCTAAAAACCATAGAAATTATGATTAAAGTAGAAGCAATTACTGACACTAAAAACCCTGAAGTGGTTAAAGTTGAATTTGTACAAGTTATGTCTGCATTGGACATTGCAAGAGGCTTTGGTAAAGCAAAGAAACATTGGCTTACAGCTGATAAGGCAGGTAATACCTTCAAGGTAGGACAAACCTTTCCTCAACAAATTAAAATGGTTCAACATGATGAACCTCAGTATCCTGACCACAAACCGTTTGAACAAACTGGTAAGTACTACACGTCAGAACTAGTATAAGGGTTAGAGCCTTCGGGCTCTTTCCTTTTTAAATGAAACCAATTAACCCTAAATATATGTTTGCAGTAAATGGAGTAATATGTGCCTCTTTACAAGAGGCAATATTAATTGATTTAAAATAGTATTAACCTTTAAACCCTTGAACTCATGCGAGAATATGAACTTTATGATTATTATGCTAACCAAATGTTAGCAAGTAATTAACAACTTAACCAAGTGGACTATAAACCTGTTGTTTTGACTGTTAACAGTTAATCTGATAGCTTAGACCTCAATTGCCTGTGATTTAACAGGGGCTTGGTAGCTTTTAACCTTTTAAAACCTTGATATTATGAAGAACTTCTTCTCATTATCTGAATTAGAAATACTTATTGATTTAATAGCTGGAGATAAGAAAATTACTCCTTTTAGAAAGCTATCAAATGGTAAAGTAAAAAGTATTATCTGTTTAAATTAACAGTAATCACAGGCTGATTAAGCCTTATAATAATCTGATATTCTAGGACAAAGCTAGATTAACTAAGCCTCTTAAATGAGATATTGAATACTTAGATTGGATTATTTATTATTAACCTTAAAACTAAATCAAATGAATAACTTTTATACAAGAGTGGTAGTTGGTATATTTTTATTAGCTACCTTTGTGATTATCCTGATTAGTATTGGTTTAAGAGCTGATACTATTAAAGAGGAAATGAGTAAACCAAGGAAAGATTGGAAATTTGAGAAAAGAAGATTGTTTGTTGATTTACCTGAAGAGGAGATTAGTAAAGATGAGAGTAATCCTGATACAGTTATAATGTTTGTTAGAAATGATACATTGTATGTAGGATATTTTCATGAATATTAAATTTTTGTAAGTAATTAATTGTCAGTTGATAACTGAAGGACTTACTATCAACTACCTTCTCTAACCAAATACTATTCTGTTAAAATACCAATTTGCCATATATTATAGCTTTTATTAACCTTTTAACCTAACTAAAATGATAACATTATGTATGATTGGACAAATAGTTTCATGGAAAGATGAAACAGTGTTCCAAAAGATTATAGCTACTATACAATGTATAGGTATTGATTGTATTTATATCATACCATTAGCTATTTAATTTAAACTTATTAAACTCTCATCCAATTGTCTGGGTAAATAATAGAAATATTATAATGTATTTATTGTAGAATAAATAAAATACTATTACTAAATAGTATCAAGGAGGCTCAATCCTTGTGAGAGTTTATATCTTATTAAATAATTATACATGTGGGGTAGTAAATCTGATTTAATCACAGAATATATTACCTACAAGAGGATAAAGTTATAACTGATTATTATAACTCCTTGACTGGGAAACGTAGTATAATTATTTAACCTTATTAAATAATAGACCATAGTACATGCTGATACAGGTATAGTTTGTTTAGGGGAAACCTGATAACAATTGACTATTAATAGGCTAAACATTATGGACTATTATAACTAAATATAGACACTAGCATAAGGTGAACAACAATGTCCAACGAGAATAAAAGATGTAAGACCTTATAACTTTACTTTATAGTATTGGAGCAAACAGAACTGCTAAATTAAGACCGTGTCTAGTCGGGCTCTTGGGAAAACTTATTAAATATGAAAAAACTAAAAAGATACCAGTTAAAAAAAGAGTATCACAATAGTCCTAAACTTAATTCTATTATAGAAGAATGTTACTCTGTACCAGAGCAATTTGTAGATCAACAATCTTCCAAAAGACAATGTTATTATCCACCATTTAATTCTGAATA